AATTCCAGGGATCTATATGTAATAAAACCTTTACACAAGTAAGAGATGATTTACAATTTTTTTACGAAATAGATTTAGATAATTGTAAAATGACCAATGTAGATTGGATCAGAGAAATAGCCTTATTGATAGTTACTCAAAACTATAAGGCAGAAATACTGCAAGAAATAGAAGATTATAAAAAACAAAGACAAGAATTATGAGAGTAATAGAAACCAAAGTTTACGAGGCCAACAAATTAAATGTAGTAAGTTATTTTGATGGAATGAGTAATGGGCAAATTGCCTTAAATGAATTAGGAATTGCAATAGAAAATTATAATGCGTTTGAAATAGATAAATATGCAATAAGTATAACGCAAAAAAACAACCCTAAAACAACCCAAAACGGAAGCGTTGTGGGTGCAGACTTAAAAAAACTACCCAAAACAGATTTGTTTATTGGGGGGAGTCCTTGTCAAAGCTTCAGTATAGCTGGAGATGGGACTGGGTTTGAAGGTAAGAGTGGATTGTTTTTTGAGTTTGTAAAAGCAAAGGAGATTCTGAAGCCTAAATATTGGATGCTTGAAAATGTAGTGATGAAAAAAGAATGGGAAAAGGTTATAACTAACACTTTAGGTGTTGAACCAATAAAAATAAATAGTGCCGATTTTGGCGCTCAAAATAGAAACAGATTGTTTTGGACAAATATACCTGTAGATGATATTGATTTTGAAAACTCAAAAACACTAAAAGACATACTTACAAATGACTTTAGCGAAAAAACGGTAAAAGATACTGATAGAAATTTAAGACACGAAAGATCCCTTGATAGAAAGAGTCTAACCTGTACGGCTACAATGTATAAAGGAGCTGGAAATAATGGAATGACTTTGATTAGAAGACCTAAACAAAAGGAATTAAGTGTTTTAAACGTACAAGAGGTTGAGCTGTTGATGAACGTGCCTTTAGGTTATACGGAGGGTGTTAGTAACTCTCAAAGATATAAAATGTTAGGCAATGGTTGGGATGTCAAAGTTATAAAACACATATTTAAAAACATACCACTAACGTAATATTGTAAACTAAAAACTATAAGGATATGAAATTATTAGAATTATTTGCAGGATCAAGAAGTATAGGTAATGAAAGTGAAAAGCAAGGATTAGAAGTTTTTAGCGTTGATTGGACTGAGTATGAAAATATAGATTTATCAATTGACATTGGGGAGTTAAAAAAAAGCGATATACCTTTTGTTCCTGATGTGGTTTGGTCAAGCCCTGATTGTACAACCTACAGTATTGCTGCTTGTAGTACACACCGAACCAATACTAAAGAACCAAAAAGCGAATATGCTATTAAATGCGATACTGTAAACCAACATTGGATTGGATTGATAAAAGAATGGTTAATTGAAAACCCTAAACTTATTTTCTTTATTGAAAACCCAAGGGGTATGTTAAGACATATGGATTGGATGAAAGAATTCGAAAGACATACTGTGTGGTATTGTAAATATGGGGATGATAGAGCAAAACCTACTGATATTTGGACAAATTCTAAAACGTGGAAACCAAGACCAATGTGTAAAAACTTTAAATACAATAAAGAAACTGGAGAAATAATAGATAAACATTGTCATCACGAAAGTGCAAGACGTGGGGCAAGAACAGGAACTCAAGGTAAAAAAGATTCTTATAATAGGTCAAAAATACCGCAACAATTGTGTGAAGAGATTATTAAAAGTGTAAAAGTGGTATTTTAGATTAAATAAAAACAATAGATATGAAAGTAAAAATACAACAGAGACAAGTCTATCATAAATTTGCAGAGATCGAATTTGATATTGACGAAAATGAATTTGATCATTATAGATTAGACAATGGCAAATACACAAGTATAGATGAATTTATAATCTACAAGGAAGAAGATTGGATTGATGACATTGAAAACAAGTTAAACGATACTGAGTTTGTTTATGGTAATGGAGTAGATGATTATAAAGGAATGAATGAACCAGAGTCAGAATCAGAGTGGAGATATGAATGTGAAGAATTAAAAACGGGCGGACACTTATGAAAACACGAGGAAATTATACCATAGATGAAGAGAACTATAACCTAAACATTTCGTATGAATATTATTGGGACGATGGAGATTATGAGAATCCTCCAGAGAATGATTTGGAAATCCTGGAAGTAGAATTAAACGGAGTAGATATAACCGACTTTTTTTGGGATTGGGTAAACGATGATCTCAATACCAGGGTATGGGAATACGCTCAAGAAAATAAACATAATTAAATTAAATAAAAATGGCATACGCGGAAACACAAAAAGACAGAGACTTCAATAGGATAACCGATTTAATGGGAGACTATATAGAAGCAAAAGGAGAAGTAAATAAACTAAAAGCTAAATTAGATTGGTTTAATAGCTTTGTAGACTTTATTCAATGTATTGATAACGGAATTTATAACCAGGCTTGTATATGGGCTGATAAAATAGAAAAAGATGGGATATAGAAGCCAGGTAATAATAGGGATACCAAAAGAAGAAAAAGAAAATTTATTTAAACTAAAAAACGGAGACAAACGAAATGTTTTTGAAGACTTGTTTTCTTTACAATTAGAAAACTCTGAAGGAATGTTGATCTATGAAAGTAATTTTGAGTTAAAATGGGAACACTACTATACTGATGTAAAGTTGATTACTGATTTTTTAAATGATTTAGAGGAGCGAGAAAAGAAAGTTTTTGCCGTAGCAATAGGCGAAGACCAGGTAGTGCATTCGGAAATAGGAGATTATTTTGACTATGTAGAAATATATTTGTCTGTAAGTTATTTTGAATAACATTAGTTTTTATGACTATTTTATACTATATTTGTGAACTTAGTCTAATTTAAATATAATCAAATCATGCACAAAACTTTAAGAGAATTATTTCTTTCATTCGATCCTAATTACAACAAAGACGATGAAGAAACCCAGGAAGCAATCAACGAATTAGAAGTTATCGAAGATGACGAATATCCTTTAGGTATTTAGTTATGAGTAAATATGAAAGAAACTTAAAACTTGTAGTCTGGTCATTCCTGGGTATAATTTCTATATTGGTTGCACTTCAGATTTACAGATTTATAATTTGGATACTAACATTTTAATATAATCAAATGGCAATAAATAGACAACATTGGACTGAAACAACTACAGACGATACAACAATTGTTTCCGTTGATACCCCATCTTATTACGATGGGGAAAATAATTATACTGCTATCGAAGTAGTAAATAACTTTAATTTAACATACAACTTAGGAACTGCTTGTACTTATATATTAAGAGCATATAAGAAACACGATCTACCTAACGAGGATATTCAAAAAGCGATAGATCATTTGCAATTTGAATTAAACAAACTAAAAAAGTAAGATGAAGAAAGAAATATTTGATGATTACGCTACTGCGGTAGCCAAAAGGTTTCATTTAACTTTAGATGAAATGTTTACTTCCTCCAGGAGACAAGACCTGGTTGATGCAAGACAGATGTTGTACTATTTATGTATGGAAAGACCAATTAGAATATCTTATATTCAAAGGTTTTTAGAGACTTATAACTTTAAAGTTACTCACTCCACCATTATTCATGGGTACAATAAAGCTAAAGAGTCTATGAAAAATGATACAGATGTTACAAATTTAATAAACGACATATTAAAGTCAACCAATGTATAGCTTAATAGAAATATTAAACCAGGCTACTAACCAAAACAATTCAGTGGTAAACATTCAGCCAATTGGTTATAATGTTATAAATATGGGCGTTAAAATTCAACAATTTAATGAACGAATCGAAATACTTAACACCACAAAGGGAGGATCTTATTACAAAGAATGTAATGATAATGAATACTCCTACTTTATAGAAAATGGTTGGAAAATAGGTTGTGTAAAATTAAGCATACAAAATTGTTTATATAAATTAAAACTCATAGAGAATAAAATTAAAACTGAAGTGAATACTCGAAAAAACGATAAGCATATTCAGAACTTAAAAAATAAAAGAGAATTAGCTTTGTGTAAACACGCGGAACTACAACTTAAATTAAAATCAATCTTAAATTAAATAAAATGAGCAAAACAGAAAACAATTACTTTAAAGATTTGGTTGCAAAAGATGTAACTAAACACGTTAAAAAGAAGGGTAACTTTAGTTACTTATCCTGGGCAATTGCCTGGAACTATCTAAAACAAGAAGACGAGAATGCACAAAGAATTGTGTATGAAGCTCCAGAGACTGGGTTGAATTGGTTTTCAGATGGAATGACTGGGTATGTTAAAGTAGGTATCGTAGTAAAAGATATAGAGCATATTGATTATCTTCCAATAAAAGATTTTAGACATAAGTCTTTAACAGTAGATAAAATAACATCTATGGATGTAAATACTGCAATACAAAGATCTACGGCAAAAGCTATTGCAATGCATGGTTTAGGATTAAACCTATACGCCAATGAAGATACTTTAATCATTCCAGAGTTTGAAGAAACAAAAAAGACAGTAACAACTACAAAGGAAAAAACACAAACATTAATAACTCTTGATATTGGAGATATGAATTGGTCAAAAGTGTTGACTTATGTTGCTAAAAATAAAGCGTTAGGCTTGGAGGAAATTACCGAAAGATTAAAAGCTAAATATAGTATCAAAGCGACAGTAAAAAAAGAATTAGCTAAATCTATAAAAGATGACTAAAGCAGATATACTTAAAAACCTGGAGGACGATGCTAAATACTATGGAGATTTTGGTAAGCAATATTTATCAAACTCTGATATAGGTAAGCTACTGAAAAACCCAACACAATTTCGTGTAAATAATGAGTTTACAAAACCAATGCTTGAGGGTAGATACTTTCATACTAAAATATTAGAGCCTCATA